TAATTAGAAAGATTACTATAGGTAAAGACTACAAGAACGACGCTATGCATTACGCTGTTGGTCAAGAAGTATATGGTGGACATACAATTTGTGATATAATAGAAGAGAAGGAGAAATACTCTGTTTATATCAAGAAAAACAAAGATGTGTTACCATGGAAAGACTTTAACAAGAATATGGCTGTTTCTGTAGAATACAACCTAGAGTATTAATGAAAGCGCCTTTTGACTTTGTTATAAAGCCAAAAGGAAATAGATATAACAATACCACAAAGGTTGGGGATAAAGAACTTATCCTCAACACTGAGGTTTACAANCACCAGTTTGTAAATAGAGAAGCTATTGTTAAGTCTGTTCCTACAGCTTTTAAATCAGAAATACAAGCAGGAGACACTATTATAACTCATCATAACGTTTTTAGACGTTGGCACGACGTTAGAGGCAAAGAGAGGAATAGTAAAAGTTTCTTTGATGAAAATACTTATCTAGTAAAAGAAGATCAAATATTCTTATACAAAAGATATTGGGAGTGGAGAACTCCTAAAGGATATTGCTTTGTAAAACCAATTAAAGATAGAACTCGTTTTGGTGTTGATGAAGAAGAATCTTGTATAGGTGTTGTTAAGCATACTGATGGTGTGTATAGCAAAGGAGATTTAGTCGGATTCACTCCATTTTCAACATACGAGTTTATTATAGACGGAGAGCGTTTATATAGAGTTATGACACAATTTATTACAATTAAATATGAATACCAAGGAAACGAAGAAGAATATAATCCTAGCTGGGCGCAAAGCAGTTGAAGAGTTGATTAAAGTTGCTAAAGAAGCAATTGTTGATTCAAAAGAAGACATATCAGCTGATAGACTAAAAAACGCGGCAGCTACTAAAAAACTAGCTATATTTGACGCATTTGAAATACTTAACAGAATTGAAGAAGAAGAAAACTTGCTTGAGGGTAAAACACCTGAAGAGGCAGAGAAAAAAGTCTTTAAAGGATTCGCAGAAGGTAGATCTAAGTAATGTACAAGCAAAGTTTAGTTAATACAGTTGAACCGATAAAAAAGACTACTATTACCAGAATGAACAGAGGTAAGAAGTGGAAGTACGGTTACAACAAAGAACACGATTTAATTGTGTTATCTCACAATGGAGTTATAGGTGAGATCATAGAAATACAAGATTTAGTTATAGCGCTACCAAAACCGCCTAAAGAGATATGTAAGCATCCGAAAAACAAATGGGTTAAACAGGAGTATCCTAAAGAGCTCGAGAGGATAAAGAACATATTCGACTGGAGGAGTTATCCGGAAAGCAGCAAAGAAAAATGGTACGATTACATAGACGAAGAATTTAAACGACGAGAAGAAGGTTTTTGGTTTATGAATAATGGTGAACCAACCTGGGTAACTGGTACGCACTATATGTATTTACAATGGAGTAAGATTGATGTTGGAGCACCAGACTTTAGAGAAGCAAATAGATTGTTTTATATATTCTGGGAAGCTTGCAAAGCAGATAAAAGATGTTACGGAATATGCTACCTTAAAAACCGTAGATCTGGATTTTCTTTCATGTCATCAGCAGAAACAGTTAACTTAGCCACTATATCGAGTGATAGTAGATATGGTATACTATCAAAATCAGGATCAGATGCAAAGAAAATGTTTACAGATAAAGTTGTTCCTATATCAATTAACTACCCGTTCTTTTTTAAACCTGTACAAGATGGTATGGATCGTCCAAAATCCGAACTTGCTTATCGTGTACCCGCTAGTAAGTTTACGAGAAAGAAGATTACGGCAAATGAACAACTTGAAGAAATAAAAGGTCTAGATACAACTATAGATTGGAAGAATACAGGGGACAATAGCTATGATGGTGAAAAACTAAACTTATTGGTTCATGATGAAAGTGGTAAGTGGGAAAGACCAGATAATATATTAAACAACTGGAGAGTTACAAAAACTTGTTTAAGATTAGGTAGTAGAATAGTAGGAAAGTGCATGATGGGATCGACTTCAAACGCCTTAGACAAAGGAGGAAGTAACTTTAAAAAACTATATAATGCCTCAGACGTTACCTCAAGAAATAAGAATGGACAAACAAAATCTGGTTTATATTCTCTTTTTATCCCAATGGAATGGAACTATGAAGGATTTATTGATGAGTACGGATATCCAGTCTTCGATAGTCCAGATAATGATGTACTCGGACCAGACGGTGAATTAATAGATGTAGGTATAATAGAACATTGGAACAATGAAGCTGAAGGTTTAAAATCTGATAGTGATGGTTTAAATGAGTTTTACAGACAGTTTCCAAGAACAACAGAGCATGCGTTTAGAGACGAGGCTAAGAATTCAATATTTAACTTAGTTAAGTTATACGAGCAAATAGATTACAACGAAGGCATAGGAAGCTCATCAGTAGTATCTATTGGTAATTTTCAATGGGTTAACGGAATAAAAGATACACAAGTTATATTTTATCCAGATCCTAAAGGAAGATTCAAAGTAAGTTGGTTTCCACCTTCACATATACAGAACAAGATAGTTGTAAAAAACGGTATTAAGTACCCTGCTAATGAACACATGGGGGCTTTTGGTTGTGATAGTTACGACATATCAGGAACAGTAGACGGAAAAGGATCTAACGGAGCTTTACACGGGTTAACTAAGTTTTCGATGGAAGATTGCCCACCTAACCATATGTTTTTAGAATATATATCTAGACCGCCAACAGCGGACATATTCTTTGAAGATGTTTTAATGGCTTTGGTGTTTTATGGTATGCCGCTACTTTGTGAGAATAACAAACCTAGATTACTGTACTACTTAAGAAGAAGAGGTTATAGAGGTTACTCTATGAATAGACCGGACAAAACTTGGAACAAGTTATCTGTAACAGAGAAAGAAATAGGTGGAATACCAAATTCAAGTGAAGACATAAAGCAAGCTCACGCAGCTGCTATTGAGATGTATATACAAAACCACGTTGGTCATTTAGGTAGTGGGAGTTATGGAAACATATACTTTAACGAAACGTTAAATGACTGGGCTAGATTTGATATAAACAAAAGAACAAAGTTTGATGCATCTATAAGTTCTGGATTAGCTATAATGGCTTGTAATAGGCACTTGTACGCACCGAACGCTAAGATAGAGAAACAAAAGTTAAATATGAACATTGCGAGGTATACTAATACTGGAAACGCATCTAAAATAATAAAATAAAATATGGCAGAGTCTGTTATAAATAATTATTTTCCTAGTCAAGTTGTAAGTGATGCTGAGAAGCTAAGTTATGACTATGGGTTAAAGGTAGGTAAAGCTATTGAAACTGAATGGTTCAACAAGGACCGTGGTTACAATAGATACTCAACTAATCAAAACAATTTNCACAACTTAAGATTATACGCTAGTGGAAATCAATCAATTCAAAAATATAAAGATGAGTTATCTATAAACGGTGACTTAAGCTACTTAAACCTAGATTGGACACCAGTCCCTATTATACCTAAGTTTGTGGATATTGTTGTTAACGGTATTGCAGAAAGAATGTACGATATTAAAGCTTACTCTCAAGATCCTTATGGTGTAGCTAAAAGAACTGAGTATATGGATTCTATACTTGGTGATATGCAAACAAAAGAAATGAACGATTTTGCTGCTGAAGCTTTTGGTATGAATCTTTACGAAAACGATCCAGAAACTTTACCAGAATCACAAGAAGAGTTAGATCTTCACATGCAGTTAACTTATAAGCAATCTGTTGAGATAGCTGAAGAACAAGCTTTAAACGTTTTGATGGATGGTAATAACTACGAGTTAATTAAGAAAAGATTTTATAGAGATTTAACAGTATTAGGTATTGGAGCTGTAAAAACAGGGTTTAACACTTCAGAAGGAGTTGTTATAGATTATGTTGATCCAGCTGATTTAGTTTACTCTTACACTGAGTCTCCATATTTTGATGATATATACTATGTTGGAGAAGTAAAGACAATTCCTGTAAACGAACTAGCTAAACAGTTTCCACACTTATCACAAAGTGACTTAGAAGAAATTGTTAAAAACAAAGCTGCACACTCAAACAACCATCACGGAGTTTCTTCATCTAGAGAAGTAGACAACAACTCAGTTCAAATACTTTATTTCAACTTTAAGAGTTACATGAACGAAGTTTACAAAATGAAAGAAACTGGATCTGGCGCTGAAAAAGCAATAGAAAAAGATGACACGTTTAATCCTCCAGAGGAAAAAGAAGGTGGATATGAAAGACTACAAAGATCTATAGAGTGTCTCTACGAAGGAGCTATGGTGTTAGGTTCTGAAAAGTTGCTTAAATGGGAAATGGCAAAAAACATGATGCGTCCTAAGAGTGATTTTACAAAAGTTAAAATGAACTACTCTATTGTAGCACCTAGAATGTACAAGGGTCAAATTGATTCACTAGTAAAACGTATAACAGGTTTTGCTGATATGATACAGTTAACACATCTAAAGCTACAGCAAATAATGTCTAGAATGGTTCCAGATGGAGTTTATTTAGATGCCGATGGTTTAGCTGAGGTTGATTTAGGTAACGGTACAAACTACAGTCCACAAGAAGCTTTAAACATGTTCTTCCAAACAGGTTCTGTTATCGGTAGATCGTTTACTTCTGAAGGTGATATGAATCCTGGTAAAGTACCTATTCAAGAAATAACATCTGGATCTGGAGGTAACAAAATGCAAGCACTTATAGGTAATTACAATTACTACCTACAAATGATTAGAGATGTAACCGGTTTAAACGAAGCTAGAGATGGCTCTACTCCAGATGCTAAAGCTTTAGTTGGTGTTCAAAAGATGGCGGCAGCAAACTCTAACACAGCTACAAGGCATATATTAAACGCTGGTTTGTTTTTAACATCTAGTGTTGCTGAATGTTTGTCACTTAGAATATCTGATATTATAGAGTACTCTCCAACTAAAGATGCTTTTATACAACAGATAGGAGTGCATAATGTTGCTACGTTGGAGGAAATGTCTGAATTGCACTTATATGACTTTGGTATATTTATAGAGCTAATGCCAGATGAAGAAGAGAAGGCTATGCTTGAAAACAACATCCAAATGTCGTTACAGCAACAAGGTATCAACTTAGAAGACGCTATTGATGTTAGACAGATAAACAATGTTAAGTTAGCAAACCAAGTATTAAAGTTACGTAGAAAACAAAAAGCAGAGCAAGATCAAGCGGCTCAACAACAGAACATGCAGATGCAAGCACAGACTAATATGCAGACACAACAAGCAGCTGCTCAAATGGAAGTTCAAAAACAACAAGCTTTATCGCAGGCTAACGCTCAGTTAGAACAGTTAAAAGCACAACTTGAATTACAAAAAATGCAGCAAGAAGTACAAGCAAAACAACAGCTTATGGCTTTAGAGTTTCAGTACAACATGCAGTTAAAAGGCATGGAAGTAGAGAACGTTAAAGGAAAAGAAAAACAAAAAGAAGATCGTAAAGACGAAAGGACTAGGATACAAGCTAGTCAACAGTCCGAATTAATAGAACAAAGAAAAGGCAACCAACCAGCTAAAAAGTTTGAATCATCAGGTAATGATATACTAGGTGNTAGAGG